ACACCCTGTAACAATGAAGTATGGAGATGGGCCAGGTATGCATACGCCAAATCATAAAAACTTAATGGAAGACGCTGGTGCTGCAGCAAAAATGCACACACCTCTTCACGAGTATGATAGATTAGTTTTTGGCGGAAACAAAGGAGATAAGTCTAAAAGTAATCCTGGTAAAAAAGATTACGAAAAATAAATAACAAATAAAAAATAAAAAAAATGAGAAAATATTTAACATTTAAATCAGTTGGTGGCGGTACTTTTGCGTTTAATTCAGCCGGTGAGTATGTTTTATCAATTGATGATATTGTAGGTTTAGGAAGCGCAACCGCAAATACCTTAAATCTGTTATTACCAAATCCTTTTGATGGTAGTCAAAATGGTGTTGCAACTGCAATAAGTTTTAATGTAACAGGAGCTAATGGTGGCAGATTATTATACGAAGCATTAATGGAGCAAGTAGTAGCAGCTCCAGGTGGTAATTTTGAGCTTATTATTCCAGAAGGAATTGCTATTACTGGATTTGAATATCAGGCTTTTATAATTTAAAATCAAAAAAATAAAAAAATAAAAAATGGAAAACCAATTAAAAATTAAAAATTACGGAAATAACGAGGATTTTTATTTATCAATAAATAACATCATGAGTACAGTTATTCAGCCAGGCGCTGGATTTGACTCTATAACAATAGCAACAAACACAGGTTTTGGTATGAATGGATATATGGTATATCTTAGAGATAAAGACGGAAACTCTCCTACTACTCTTGAGCAGTGTCAAAGTATATTAGAGCAATTAAAAAAGTGTTTATTTGCTAAACCTGGTGTTGGTGTAGTAGAATTACAAGGTGAATTTAACTTACTTGACGTAGCTGAGTATACACAAATCACATAATGAAACCTAAAGGATTAGGAGATACTATTGAAAACTTTACTAAAGCTACAGGTATTAAAAAATTAGCTGATGCTATACCTGGTGGCTGTGGTTGCGGTAAGCGTAGAGATGCGTTAAATAAAATATTTCCTTATAAAAAATAGTTATGGCTTTTAAATTAACAAATCCACCATATAAAATAGATAATACTCCAGTATATCATGTAGATATGGAAGACGATGTAATGGGTAAAGCTAATAATAATTTAACAATTATCATAAATAAAGATGTTGATCCATCAAGAACACAAGATGTTATTGATCATGAAATGGTTCATATAGATCAAATGAAAAGAGGTGACTTAGATTATGACGATGAAAATGTGTATTGGAAAGGTAAAATCTACCCAAGAAGTAAAATGAAAGAGGGCGCTAAAAATCTTCCTTGGGAAGCAGAAGCGTATAAAAAAGCATGAGTAAAAAGAAATTTTCAGAAACTAAAGTCGGTCAGTTTCTTGCAAAATCTGCACCAGGAATTTTAGGTACAGTTGGTGATATATTACCAGACAACGGTGTTTTAGGCGTCGTTAAAAATCTTATATCAAAAGAAGAATCACTACCGGCTGAAGATAAAGAAAAAGCAATGAAGCTTTTAGAACTAGACATAATAGAAATGCAAGAAGTATCTAAGCGTTGGAGTAGTGATATGAAGTCAGATAGTTGGCTTAGTAAAAATACACGTCCAATGTCTTTAATATTTTTAACCATATCTATGGTTTTATTAATATTATTAGATAGTTTTGATTGGAGCTTTACTGTATCAACTGGATGGGTTGATTTATTGCAAACACTATTAGTTACAGTATATGTAGCTTATTTCGGTTCTCGTGGAGCTGAAAAATTCCAAACAATAAAAAATAAAAAATAAAATGACAGCATTTAATAAAGCAATTCCCGTATTAGTAAGTGATACGATAAATATTCCACAACCTGGATCTTATCAGAGTGGCCAAAGTAGTACTGGTGGCGCAACCTTGACTGGACCAGCAACTGCTAAATATTTAGGTACTTTTAACCCTGCTCAAACAGGTTATAGTGGTAAAGTAGCAATAGGAGACGTAGTGTATGTTGATGACAATGCAACAAATCGTCCAGCATTTATAACACAAGTAACAGACGTTGTAAGTGATAACGTTTTAACATTAGATCCACCTGTTGGAGGTATAGCGGCTCCATATAATTTTAAAATATATAGAAGCAATGGAGCATTAGCCAACAACTTACAAGGTAATCCTGGATATGGGTTAGTTGGTCCTTTTGCAACTAATACTATTATTAACTGTATACCCGCAGGTCAAGAAGATCCTGTATTTATAAAACCTAATGATACTTCTGATTTATCATTAGAAAATATGAGAATACAAAGAGTTTTTAATACTGGTACAGTTAATTTAGACGCGTATGGTTTAGTAGCTATTGAACCAGAAAGCTAAATTATTATAAAAGCGTGTAATTATACACTTAAGTAATTAAATTAAATTTAAATAAAATGAAAAAAATAACTGATGATCAGTTGAAAAAAATAACTGATCAACAACAAAAATTGTCACGTTTATTAAACAATATAGGCGTACTTGAAATACAAAAACATAACATTGCTAGTGAAGTTAAAGTTCTTAGCAATGATATAGAACAAACTAAAAAAGAATTAGAAGAAGAATACGGTTCTGTTAATATTAATTTAGATACAGGTGAAATAACACCTATTGAGAAAAAAGAAGATGAATAATAATATTAGAAAGATAAGTATTGGATCAGATTATAAAAATGATGCAATGCATTATTCTATAGGACAACAAGTTTATGGCGGTCATGAAATATCCCATATTCTGTTTGAACCTTCAGATAATTCTTATAACATTTATATAAAGAAAGCTGATGAAGTATTACCATGGAAAAAATTTAATTCTAACATGGCTATATCAGTTGAATATGATTTAGAGTATTAATGAAAAGTTTATATGATTTTATTGTAGAACCTTTAGGTGATAAATACAATAATGAAATAAAAGTAGGTGATAAAAAGCTTATTGTTAATACTAAAATTGAATCATGGACTTTTGTAAATAGATTAGCTAAAGTAATTGAAACACCTTTAGCTTTTAAAACAGATATAAAAAAAGGTGATACTATTGTAATACATCAAAATGTATTTAGAACTTTTTACAACATGAAAGGTAAAAAGAAAGTTAGTAGATCTTGGTTTAAAGATAATTTATATTTTGTGGCTTTAGATCAAATATATTTGTATAAAAATAAAAAAGGTTGGAATACTTTTAATGAAAGATGTTTTGTTCAACCAATAAAAGATAAAAGCGATTTAACCACTAATAAAGAACAAAAACTAAAAGGCATACTAAAATATAGTAATTCTAGTTTAAAAAATAATAATATAAACGAAGGAGATTTAGTAGGTTTTAAACCAAATAGAAATTGGCAGTTTTTAATAGAAGGTAAACGTTTATATTGTATGGAATCAAATGATATTGTAATTAAATATGAGCACAAAGGAAACGAAGAAGAATATAATCCAAGCTGGGCAAGTAGCAGTAAAAGAGTTAATCAAAGTTGCTAAAGAACCTATTATAGATTATGGTCCTGATATTTCCGCAGATAGACTTAAAAATGCTGCAGCTACAAAAAAACTAGCTATATTTGATGCATTTGAAATACTTAACCGTATTGAAGAAGAAAAAAATATGTTAGAAGATAAACCAAAAGTTGAAGAAAAAAAGAAAACAATCTTTAAGGGTTTTGCAGAAGGGAGGTCTAAATAATGTACAAGCAAGAACTATATACAATATTAGAAAATTATATAACACCTAGTACTCTTAGTAAATATAATAAAAATAAAAAATGGGAGTATGGTTATAATGAACAACATGATATGGTTGTTATTAGTAAAGATGGTACAATAGGTGAAATATATGAAATACAAAATCTTAAAATAGCTTTACCTAAAGCTAAAAATACACATAAGTTTAAAAATAAAAAATGGACTAAGTTTGAATATCCTAAAGTACTAAGTAAAATAAAAAGTGTTTACGATTTTAAACAATATCCAGAAGATTTTAAGGAAAGATGGTATGATTACATTGATAACGAGTTCACAATTAGGGAAGAAGGTTTTTGGTTTTATAACAAAGACGTTCCTACTTATATTACTGGGACTCATTACATGTACTTGCAGTGGAGTAAAATTGACGTTGGGGCACCAGACTTTAGAGAATCAAATAGATTATTCTTTATTTTCTGGGAAGCTTGTAAGGCAGATCCACGATCCTATGGGATGTGTTACCTTAAGAACAGGCGTTCCGGGTTTTCTTTCATGGCCTCAGGAGAGGTGGTTAACCTGGCAACCATATCAAGTGACAGTAGGTATGGTATATTATCCAAGTCCGGTCCTGATGCAAAAAAGATGTTCACAGATAAGGTGGTACCCATATCAGTTAATTATCCCTTCTTTTTCAAACCGACCCAGGACGGAATGGACCGTCCAAAGACCGAGCTTGCCTACCGTGTCCCCGCAACCAAGTACACCCGTCGTAAGCTCACCGCCTCCGCCGATGAAACCTTACAGGACGAATTACAGGGACTTGACACCACCATCGACTGGAAAAATACCGGTGATAACTCCTACGACGGTGAGAAACTCAAACTCCTCGTTCACGACGAATCGGGTAAATGGGAAAAACCCAACAACATCCTCAACAACTGGAGGGTTACGAAAACCACGTTACGATTAGGTAGTAGAGTTATTGGAAAATGTATGATGGGTTCAACTAGTAACTCATTAGATAAAGGTGGTAGAAACTTTAAAAAATTATATGATGACTCAGATGTCACACAAAGAAACAGCAATGGACAGACTCGCTCAGGATTATATAGTTTGTTCATACCTATGGAATGGAACTACGAAGGATACATTGATTCTTATGGATTACCTGTATTCGACACGCCTAAAAAATCGATTAAAGATCCACATGGAGTTGAAATAAAACAAGGTGTAATTGAATATTGGGAAAACGAAGTAGAAGGTTTAAAAAACGATCAAGATGGTTTGAATGAATTTTATAGACAGTTCCCAAGAACAACCAAACATGCTTTTAGAGACGAGTCTAAAGAATCTTTATTTAATCTTACTAAAATATATGAACAAATAGATTTTAATGAAGATGTAAAAAATAGTATAAATGTAACTCAAGGTAATTTTCAGTGGGAAAATGGAGAGCAAGATACAAGAGTTATATTTATGCCAAACAAAAACGGTAGATTTTTTGTTACATGGATACCTGAGTATTCTATACAAAATAGAAGATATAATAAAAATGGTATAAATTATCCTGGTAATGAACATATGGGAGCTTTTGGTTGCGATCCATATGATATATCAGGAACTGTAGATAAAAGAGGTTCAAACGGTTCTTTACATGGACTAACTAAGTTTAGTATGGAAAATGCACCTCCTAATCATTTTTTTCTTGAATACATAGCAAGACCGCAAACAGCTGAAATATTTTTTGAAGATGTACTTATGGCTTGTGTTTTTTATGGTATGCCAATACTTGCGGAAAATAATAAACCTAGATTATTGTATTATTTTAAAAAGCGAGGATATAGAGGTTTTGCAATGAACAGACCTGATAAAAAAAGAAACAAATTGTCAGTTACAGAAAAAGAAATAGGTGGTATACCTAATTCTAGTGAAGATATAAAACAAGCTCATGCTGCAGCATC